GCTGCTAATCAGGGCGGCTTGATGGGTTATGCGCCGGGAGGTAGTGTATCAGGCTATGATCCATCTGCTGTACCTACACTAGGGCTTGACTTTGATCAAGGGTTTGACACAGATGCGTATTTTGATGGTCTTATGGGTGACGGTACTACTAAATCTACAATTACTAGTCAGGTAGTGCTTATGCCTGATGGCACAGAAATGGAACTATATTGGCCTGCAGATGTACCTTTACCTGAAGGTTACTCGTTCAAAGCATCAATGGCATTACCTACAGTAGACGGGCTAGGAGCAAGACGTGAAGACATTCCAAAAGGTAGAGATTCTGGAAAAAGTGATGCTGATGTAAAGTTTGACCGTGAACAAGATGCTAAAAATGCTCCAGCACAAATAGACTTAAACAAAGTAACAAGCTTAGAAGACCTTCAACTATTTCAAATGGATATGAAGCGTCAACGTGGTATAGTATCTGCCATACCGATAATAGGAGCTTCGGTTGTAGCGTTATCTGATGCTAGTATGAGAGTTGCCGTAGACAGGTTTAAAGATTCAATAAATGCTATGGAAGAGGGTGCAGCTAAAGACACTTCAGCAGTTAAGTTTAATCGCTTTATAAAAGGTCAAGATGTAGCTACAGGGGGAACTCTTAAAAAGCTTGGAGTAAACTTTTTCGGTGTACCAAAAAATGACCCAAGGCGACCTAAGCTGGACAGATTAAGAAAAATTAAAGGCTTTGGCTCTCCTTATACATTTGATCCAAATGAAGAAGTTAACCCTGAACAACTAAAAAAAGGTCTTACCTCAATACTTGAAGGGGGCGCACAAAGTTTAGCATCATCTCTTGTAGCACCTTTCGGTATTGGCTCTGATATTCTTGGTAGCCCAGAAGAGATTTCTACAACAGAAATAGGTGACTCAACAGCCGAACTTGCTCCAGATGCAATAGTGTCTGCTCAAAATGCAGGAGAAAGTAAACCTGATTTATTTGGCCCTGAATATGAGACTGTCAGAAACCGCGGCACAACTAATACTTATGGTAGACGATTGAAACCTAAAGTTACCCCTGAAGATACGCCTGTTGCGCCAGTAGCACCTATGCGTACTTCAACGCCTACACGGGGCCGAGACTATGACGGTAGTAAAAGAGATAGATTTGGAGAATATACAGGAGTAGACAGTGTAGATTTGTCTGCTGCTGGCGAGAAAGCTAGGGATGATGATTTAGCAGAAAACAGAGGTGGCTTAATAGGTAAACGTAAAAAAACAAGCTACGCTAACGGCGGCTACGTAACTAGCAAGAAAACTAACCAGCGAAAGAATGGCCTAGCTAGTAGGTCGTAACAAAAGGAACTAAAGATGCCAGCAGAAATGACAGTGATGGAAAAACCTAAAGTAGCAGGTTTTGTAGACTCAAAGTACAACAACGCTAACGCACGGCGTATTGCTGAAGCAGAGGCTGAACTAGAAGAGCTTACTGCTTCTAGCGAGGAAGAGCAAGAAGAAGAAGAAACTGAAGTTGTAGAAGCTAAAGCGGAGAAAGAGCCTGAGACAGGTGAGGAGCGTACTTACAAGAAACGCTACGATGACATCCGTAAGCTTCAAAGCAATACTGCAGCAGAACTCAAAGCTATCAAAGCTCAACTAGAGAATGCTAAAGAGCAAGGCTCTGTACGTCCACCCAAGTCTGATGAGGACATTCAAGCGTGGGCTGACAAGTACCCTGATGTAGCAGCTATCGTTGAGACTATTGCAGAGAAGAAAGCTCAAGAGAAGTTTAGTCACGCAGAGGATCGTCTAAAGCAGATTGATGAGATGTCTGCTCAAGCTGACCGTGACAAGTCTATGGATGCTATCAGGACTGCTCACACAGACTTTGATGATCTTAAAGAAAGCGATGAGTTCCACGATTGGGCAGGGGAACAGCCTAAGTGGGTACAAGATGCTTTGTATGAGAACCAAGATGATCCTCGTTCTGTGGTACGTGTTATTGATTTGTATAAGTCAGACAAGGGCATGGACACTAAGTCTCGTAAAAAGGCTAGTAAGGAAGCAGCTAAGGCAGTAGTAAGCAAGCGTGGTACTAAGCCTGATACTGTGGACTTGGAGGGTGCTTTCAGTGAGTCTCAAGTAAAGAATATGTCAGATAAAGACTTTGAGAAAAACATGGACGCTATTGCTGAGTCTCAACGCAGTGGAAAGTTTGTCTATGATCTTTCTGGAGGTGCTAGATAATTAATTTAAAATAAACACTTGACACTCATAGATTTACAAGTATAACTATGGGTGTCAATACTACCACTAAAGATAAAGCCCTACTATAGGTAGCCACCTTTTACTTTAGTATACTCTAAGCAAAACATTTTAGTTAAGACCTACCTGAACAATTACAGGCCCGTTATTGTAACGCCACCCTAGAACGTACAGCCTCTTGAATCTAATTGTTTTAGCTTAATTAAACCTAAGCCAAAAACATTCAATGGAGGATATACTCATGGCTTTTACAACCGCAACAGGATATGGCAATTTACCAAACGGTAATTTCAGTCCTATCATTTATTCCAAAAAAGTACAACTTGCCTTTCGTAAGAGTACAGTCGTAGGCGCAGTAACCAACTCTGATTACTTCGGTGAGATTTCTGCTCAAGGCGATACAGTCAAGATTATCAAGGAACCAGAAATTTCTGTCTCGTCTTATGCCCGTGGTACACAGGTCACAGCACAAGATTTAGAAGATGCCGAATTTCAGTTAACCATTGATAAGGCTAACTATTTTGCCTTTAAGATGGACGATATTGAAGAGGCCCATTCGCATGTAAATTTCATGCAACTTGCCACTGATCGTGCTGCTTATCGTCTTGCTGACCAACATGACCAAGAAGTCCTTGGCTACATGGCAGGTTATAAGCAAGGCTCTCTGCACAGCCAAGCCAACGCCCTCAATGACGCAGTTAATGGTAGTAAAGCTATTAGCACTGCAGAAGGCAATGAGCTTCTGGGTAGTATGCAGCTTCACAAATCTGACTTTGGTAATATTACCACTGCTTCTGCTGGTACACACTCAATTCCTGTGACTGCACGTATGCCGGGGGCAACCTCGCTTCCAACGGCTACTGTTTCACCTGCAATGATCATTGCTCGTATGAAGCGTGTACTTGATCAACAGCAAGTTGACTCACAAGCGAGATGGCTGATCGTTGACCCGGTGTTTATGGAAATCCTTGCAGACGAGGATTCACGTTTCATGAATGCAGACTTCGGTGAATCAGGTGGACTGCGTAACGGTTTGACCGTTAACAACTTCCACGGCTTCCGTGTCTATTCCTCATCCAATCTGCCAGCACTTGGCACTGGACCGGGAACTTCAGGAACTGCTAATCAGTTGACTAATTTCGGTGTTATTGTCGCAGGACATGACTCCGCTGTTGCAACTGCTGAGCAAATCAACAAGACAGAAACCTATCGTGACCCTGACAGCTTTGCTGACATTGTTCGTGGTATGCATCTATACGGTCGTAAGATTCTTCGTCCTGAAGCAATCGTTACTGCCCGTTACAACGCAGCATAAGGGAGTAATAAACTATGGCTACGTTTGATATGACTGTCAGTACTACCGCTGGTGTTGGGGCAAATGTTCTTGCTGTTCCAACAGTTGTCGGTAATTCTGTTCGCACTATTGAAGCAATCTTAGATATTGATGCTATGATTACTGCAGGTGCTACCATTGCTAATGGTGACATCTTCCAACTACTTGAAATCCCTTCTGAATCAGTAATGCTTGCTGGTGGAGCGGAAATTATGAAGTCCTTTACTGCAAGTTGTACTTGTAATATTGACTTTGCTGGTGGAGATGACATTGTTGACGGTGCTGCACTTGATGCTGCTGCTGGTACATACCTTGTAAAAGGTTCTGGCGGCGAAGCTAACATTGTAAATACAGGTGCTGCATCTACTTATGCGGCTGCTGCACTAGCTCTTGTTGGCGCTGCAGATACCATTGATGTTGTTATCGCTGGTGCTGCTGCTGCTACTGGACGCCTTCGTGTCTATGCAGTAATTGC